ATGTTTCATCTGCGTTTCTAATTCTTTAGTGCTGACTTTATGGGTCAGGAAATTCATCATAGAGAACCACTCATTGATGTAAAACACACCGTCTCTCTTCTCATACGAAAGATCTTTCACATCCTGAGAACCATCTTTCTTGTAAGTAAACAAAGGATACTCATTTGTAAATGCATAAACATCAAAAGGAATACCAACCTTCTTGCAGAACCAAACAAGATTACACATTTGTTTGACAGTATCCAACAACACATCTCCCATCGAACCACTCCAATCCAAAATAAAGACCAGACCATGGTTCTTACCATCGGCAAGAGTTGTTACTTTTTTAAACAGGTCTTCATTGTATCGATAAGTATGTAACTTAGTTGTATCGAGCACTCCAGTCCTACTAACAGTAGCACGAGCATAAGAGTCTGCAGACTTACGGCATTCGAATTCTTTGACAAGGTAATTCACCTCTTTTTGTGCAGATTTTCTAAACTTTGCAAACTCAGTATCAACATCATCAAATGTTTCTGGATATTGATAGTCATCCCAAACTTTACGGCACTCTTGATGAATTGTAGAGTTAGGAACAATAATCTTCTCAAGATCAAGTTTTGGCAATTCTACATAAACATTCTCAAATCCATCAGTAGAAGCAAGATCTTTGATTGCCTGTTCCAATGCTTCTACAGTTTTAATTTCTACATCATTGTTAGTGCCACCACAAGGTTCTCCTTCTTCAATTTCAGTAGTCTCTCCAGACTCTGCCGTAGGAGATTCACCATCATCAGTGTTATCAGTATCTCCTTGTTCAAATCCTTGCTGATTCTGTGAAGAATCCTGATTGCCAGACTGAGATTCTAGAGAATCCATTTCGGTTTTTGTATCAGTATTCAATTGATTTTGGCAATAGGTATGAAGTTTTTTTGCTGCCAAAAGAACATCATCAAAATCTTCACACTCTTCGATCATACGAACAATAGGAATCTCAAGATCTTCATTAAAAGGAACTTCAATAAAGTTACCAATCTTGAAATAAAGATTTACACGATCAGCAAGATTCATTTTACTGATATCTTCAGACTCAACACAAAAGAAATCTTCATTAGCAAGTTCATTATATCCTGCATAGAAAGATTTAGAAATACCGGCATACCGACGTTTCATCATTTTTTCAATACGAACGTCTTCTACAATGTTCACGAACTGAGGAGGAACCTTAACTTCCTTCAACCAATTACGATCAGGAGTATAGAGAGCATGACCCACCTCATGTGCAACCAGCATATCGTATACAGCATTACTTGCTCTCTCCCATGTGGGGAGAGTCAGAACCCGTGTGTGAACATTAAAGCAGGCAGTTTCAACGTGCTTGTGCTCAACCACTAAGTCCTCAGTAGCAAGCAGTTTAGCAAGTTGGGACTTGATTTCGTGGTTGATACTCATGACTCATTTGCTTTGATGCCTACATCATACGAGAAAATCCTTTGACCTTATCAAACCGTATGACACTTTGAAATTTGTCATGCAGGTCTGACTTATGGGAGATAACAAAGATGTTAGCATCTTTAATCACATATCTAATAATCTTAAGAAATTCTTCCGTTCCGAATCCATCAAGTGATGAATCAAATACTTCATCCATAATAAGCAAGTTGGTATTCACCGAATTCTTGAGTCGTGCAACTTCCCTCCAAGTAAACAGAAGTGCAAGGTCAATTCTCATTTTCTCACCTTCACTAAAAGAAGAGTATGAAAAATTTTCATGAATGGGTGATTCAACTGTTTCATTAAACTCTTCATCAAGTTTAAAGTTAATGTAAAAATCCATCAACTGAAGATAACGATTAACTTGTTGATTAATGAACGGAAGATACTTTCTAATGATTTTAGTCTTTACTCCATCATCTTTTAACAAAGAGTAAGCAAAATCATAGTGCAAAATCTCTTCTTTTTTATCTGAAAGATCTTCTATTGTTTTTTGAAGACTCTCCCTAAACTCTTCTAACTTTTCATGTTCAGTATTTCTGTTCTGCAGGTTACTGGTAATAGTTTGAATTTCATGTTCAAGATCTCTGATTTGTCTCTGGTTGAGGCTAATCCTAGTATTGTTTTGAGAAATGCCATGTGTTAGGGAAGTAATCTCCTTAGATAGAGTGATAAACTGATGCTCCCTTTTTTGCTCAAACTTAATTGTTTTCTCAAGTTCTTCATAACCAGACTTAAGTTCTTTTGCTTTACTTTGAGCATCACTAATTCTATTTACACGAAACTCTTCCTCAATCTCTTGAGTACAAGTAGGGCATACCGTATTTTCGGTAAAGAACTTATGTTCTTTGGTAATAGTACTTACCTTTTGAGAGATTTTTCCTTTAAGATTGTTTAGTTTTACTAACTTGTCTCTTGCACCAGAATTAGTTTCAAGTTTCTTTTCTAAAGAAGAAAGTTCTTCATTCATACTATCGCAAGCATTCATCAAGTCATTTTCTTCATTCAAGAGACTTTGAATTTTAATTTCTTTGTCTTTAATATTTTGCTTGCCACGATTTTCAAGTTCTTCAATGAAGTTTTGCTGCATCTTCATCTTATCTTTGAAGTTATCTTTTTTGAGATCAAGAGATTTAACTTGATCTCTACGAACTCTAATCTGATCTTTAATTAGACTATTCATAGCAGAGAAGATACGAATGTCCAACAGATCTTCAATCACCTCACGACGATTTGCTTGAGTCAATTGCATAAAAGGTACAAAGGTACTGCTACCCAAAATTACAATCTGAGTAAAAGATTTATAATTTACCTTGAGAATATTTTCCTCAAGAATACGTTGATTAGAACGGTCGTCTGCTTCCTTATGCAGAGGTTGACCATTTACTTCAATATCAAATATATTTGGTTTGATTCCCCTACGTACCAAATAATCACGACTATTGACAGTGAATTCAATTTCAACCACACAATCTCTTTCATTAGTCGTATTGACTAATTGTGGTTTATTGATTTTACGAAAAGGTTTATTAAACAAACCAAAGGTAAGTGCATCTAACATAGTAGATTTACCGGCACCATTGGTTCCAATAATCAAATTAGTGTCGTGTTCTTGAAAATCAATTTCTGTGAATTGATTTCCAGTGGACAAAAAGTTTTTGTATTTAATCGTCTTGAAAGTTATCATTCTTAGGGGGAATCACAATGTCATTAGGTGTAATAATTGCATACTTGTAAGAGTAATGCTTACAAGTTTTTAACGCAAGTTCATCGTCAACTTCTACAATATCCATTGTAGCTTCTTCTTGATCCTCTAGCATCATAGCATATCTTTCAGCATCATCTTCTTCTTCGAATAAAAATAAAACTTTATTTCCATATCTGTCTTGAACAGCATATGCACCGTCATTTTTATTATCTCTAAGAGTTAGAAGAAACATTTACTCTACTTCGCAAGCTTGCCTATAAAGATCTTGAAAGATACCTTTAATTATATTTTTATCAAATTCAAATTCAGACTCATCAATATATCTATTCAAAATGGAAATAGTGCTTTCCTCTTCATCAATCTCAAATTCTTCAGACTCATGAATATCAAAATTTTCTACAATCTTGAGTTCTTGAACTCCAGCAGAATGAAGTTTGTCAATGAACTTTTCAAAGTCTTTTGGATTAGTCTTTTTACGGACGATAACCTTTACAATTTTACTTTCATATTCTGAAGCATTGAACAACTTGTAATTAGTATCTTCATAATAGATATTATGAAATAATTTATAAGGATTATCGATTGGAGTTAGAGTAAGGTTTTCCGTATCAAATATATGAAATCCTCTGGTATCGTTAACGTCGGACCAGAACATTTCATAGGGATTGCCCAAGTAAAAGATTCGTCCATCATCCGATCGAGTGTGATAGTGACCGGAGAAGACATATTTGAACTTCTCAAATAACTCGCTTGACAAACCATGTTCCATGATGATTTGTCGATTAACTCTAAATCCTTGGAACTCAAGGTGCCCCATCGCGCACTTGCAATTTGTCTTTTTAATAAGTTGATAAGATGCTTCTTCATTTCCCTGATTAATCCATGGTAAAAATAGAATGTTTAATCCACCAATATTAACTTCTGTAGGATCACTATAAGTCTTGATATTTGAATAAGTTTGAAGAAGAAGTTCTGGTGAATTTACTTCGTTTGTATTCTTGTAATATGTATCATGATTACCAATAATCATATGCACATCATAATCTTTGAGGTTATCAAAGACAACTCTCTTGGACCAATCAAGACTCTGATAATCAATTGACTTGCGACTGTCAAACGCATCACCCATATGAATGACTGTTTCAACACCATGTTCCTTTAGGGCAGGGAAGAAAACATTCTGATAAAAGAGTTCAAAGTAATCGTGAAGATACTTAGAACCCTTTCTGGCACCATAGTGAGTGTCTGTGATGATTGCTACTTTCATCTATTGCGATATTGAATATTATCCTTGATCGTATTATAGTCCGAACTATGTCCAGAAAGCAAGCTATCATCAACCATCATAACCTCATCAAATCCAGTTTTCTCAATGATTTTAGTTTTGATGTCTAGTTGTTTCTTTTCTTTTTGAATGCGTCTCAAAAAAGCATAGTGAATAATTTGAGTAAAATATGCAAAAGGATTTTTAGATTTCTCAGGATCAAAATTATGAATATACTGAACACAATTTTCGATTCCATCAGAAATCATATCTTCACGGAACATGTAATTAACAAAGTTTGGTTTATATGAAAGGTGCGTTGCAATTTTCAAAAAACACTCACCAAGATAATTTGGAATCGGAGGTTTTCCTTCCCACTGTTTACCTCTTTCTTGTTTTGGCAACTCGGTAAGATCTTTATTAAAAGTCTTCATATATGATTTTTCCACCTTAGTGCGGTAGACAATCATTGCCTCTAACAATTCTTTATTATTTACATAGTGTTCCGATTTCTTTTTGGGCATAAGTCATTACTCGTTAATACTATAAGTTATGTTTATTATAGCATACTTCTGAAGCTTGACAACATGATGAAATATAAGTAGAATACCTTTGTTAGGTTTGAAGATAAGACTTTAGCTTTCTTTAGAATCTTCTACTTCAAGTTTAAAAATATCTTCTAATTTTTTACGAGCATCATCTACTGAAGATATATATCCCATTTTTTGTGATGGAATCACTTTTCCTGAAGAATCATCTGTAGATCCAAAAGAATTATAGATATCTAAATCATTTTCATCACTAATGTAATTTGTATATATTTCTATCAATCGTTCATCATGACTTTCAGTCATGGTAATTACCTTATCAGGTTTTATAATAAAAATACTATCTGATGACATTTCCATCCATGATCTAACTTTTACATGAAGTCCATTTGTACTATTGACTATCTTCATTGTAATTGGATTTTGAAGCATGATAATAGGGTCATCTTCATTCTCATCAATAGAGATTAAAGAAAAAATTTCTTCACCTGATGTAAGTTTTAATATTGCGTAAAATTCTTCTTCCATTAATTTTTAAGTGGTATGTTTACTATATCGTAATTAAAATTCTCCTCGTTATAAACTTTGATTCTTTCAATT